AGGCTGTAAAATACCAACATCATAATAAGTAACCCATAATGAATGTAATCTTCTAGAATCAATTCTATTTCTTAGCATTTGACCAGCTTCAGTTAAAATTTGTTCTTGTTTTAAAAATACAGATAACTTAGAAGTATCTGTAGGCATATAGTCTTGCCAGTTAGTATTCATAGTAATTATAATATCATCATTAGAAATTTCTATAGAATAAGCTAAATTAGTTTGAACTTCTAAATCTTCTGGGTCATCTACATATATTCCTAAGAAACTAGTTGCAGTTTTAAGAGTATCTACTCCTAAAATAATATCATTAACATCTGAATAACTTTCTCCATATCCTTCTAATGTAATAGTATTTCCAACAATACTAGCTTGAGCAAAAGAAATTACATCTTCTGCAACGTATTGTAAATCATTCCAACTCCAATCAGCTCTGTTTTTAATTATAGTATTTCTATAATAATTATTCTCTGGAACTTCTTCATCATAAGGAGTAGTATCTGGTAAAACGTAGATATTTACTTTATAAGCATCATTTACATATCCACCAGGACCAGGAGTAGGTTGTATTAATCCAGAAGAAGGGTCATTATAATCTAAAGCTTTAACATCAGATATTCCGTCTACTAAAGTTCCTATATCTTCAAAGTCTTTAATAGTAACTATAGTGTTCATAGTCCTAGCAAAAATAGGAGCATTATGTTTTATTTCTTTAATAGTTTCAGGGTCGTATCCTTCTACTGATTGTGAATTAGAAACTATTTCCATTCTTGAACTATAAGGACTGTTGGTTTCAAATGAAACTATTTTACCTTTTCCAACTCTTCCATCTTTTCCGTTACTTAATAAATATGTAACTTTTATTACACTCGCAGTAGTTAAAATATCTGACCAAAAACTTGGAAGTTGAATATAAATTTCTCTGTCTTCGTTACAATGAATAGAAAATGCTAATTCTCCTGTATTAATTGTAACATCTTCTACTTGAACATATTCTTCATTATTTATAAATAATTTTGCTGTATTAAATGCAATGTTATAATCTGGAAGTATAATTCTTCCTAAATCTGATACGTCACTTAAAGAAGCAGTATAAGTTTGTAAAATACCTTCATAAGCATCTACGTTACAATATCCATCTATAAATTCTTCATCTTCTAAAGTAGTAAAAGTTAATCCAGTATCTGTAGTAAAAGTAGAACCTGCTGGGAAAAGGGTACCATTTTCTATTACTGCTGGAGCAAATTCTCCTACATTATTTTCTTCTGTTATAGGACCTAACCAAATATTTGTCTTTGCTGACATGAAGTGTCTAGCTTTATATCCTATTAATTTACAAAGTAATAATGCCGAAGACCTTTCTTTACAAGTAGATAAATATAACTCAGCTATAGATTTATCTACATTATAGTTTACCATATCTGCTAAAAATGACATTAATTTTAATAATACAGTTCCTATATCTCCATCAGTAAAGTCATTCCATTCTCCATTAGAAAGTTGTTTTGCTTGAAGTTTTAAATATTCTAATATTGTAGAATAATCTTTTCTATTATATGGTAGCTTGGCTTTATCTGAAGCAGTAATTTCAAAAACTTTATGCCATTGGTCTTGTAATTCTAAAGCTAATTGAGTTAATTCTTCATTTTTTCTTGCTATCGCGTACTCTACTATAAAATCTAAAACTGAAAGAACACTTCCTAAATCATTTGGAGTTTCTAAAATATTTCCATATTCGTCTAGATATGGTTTCCAATAATCTGGGTCATTAGGGTCATCACTGTGTCCAGATTTCTTTTTCTTTATTACACTTCGAAGCTCGCTTATAATATCTTCTTGCTCACTTATTACTTCGTTCAAATCCTCATCCATTTATTAAACCTCCTTCGCTATTAATAAATTCTAATACTACATTTGAATTAACGTTTGAGTATTGAATTACATAATAGATAGTTATTAAAATCGTATTTTTATCAAAATCTACGTCTATTTTTTCTAAGCTTAGTTCAGGAAAAGTTTCATCAAATACATCCTGTATTTCTGTTCTAACCATAGAGGCGGTAGCAGAAGTTTTACCATATCCTAAAATTCTATATAAATTAGAACCAAAATTTGGATTTCCAACCTGAGTTCCTCTAGAAGTCATTAAAACTAATCTTATATTTTCTGCTACTTTATCTAAATTATGTTTTACATTTACTTTACCATTTCCAGTAAATATTCTTGGTTTAACAGCTATTCCTGAAGAACTATATAAATTAATTTTTCCCAAAAATGTTCACTCCTCTCTATAGAGATTTACCTAAAACACCGCCGTCCATATATAATTTCGTAATTTCAGGTATTCTAATTATTTTATTAGCAACAAATTCAAAAATACTTTTCATATTATTAGCAGATAATAAAACCCAATAAAGTGTAGGGTCTTTATATTCTCTATAAGCAACTATATCTGGTCTAAATTCTTCTCCAGGAGTAATTTTATAGACGGTATCATCGTCTGATACTGGAACATCAATATCAGAAGCTCTAAGATTTCTAATTACAGTTTTACCGTCGTTTAATAATAAATTAGTTTTTGTTGAATATCTACTAGATACAGTTTCTTCATTATTTTCTATAACATTATCTACTTGATATGCATCATACCAAGTTTTTCCTAATTTACTTAAAGCCATTTAAGTCTCCTTTCATTAAATATTTAGTTTCATCTAATATAATTTATTATCTAAGGACTATTAGGCGTAATATCAATTCCATTTATTTTAACACTTTCTGCATTAATGTTAATTTCTCCATCTTTTATTTCTATATATTCAGTGCCATTAGTCATTCTCATAAATCTAGAAGGAATGTCCGAACCTTCTTCACTTCCTCTTCTGTGTAGAGGAGTGTTTTCTTCATCTGCAACTCCCATCTCAAAAACTTGTCCATCTGTTGATATAATTCTTAAAACTTCTTGTCCGTCTTTATCATCTATTTCTATAGTAGCTCCTTTAGGACTTTTAAATAAAGTATAAACTGCCCCACTATTTCTATTATTTTGAATTTTGTCATCACTATATATTAAAATTTCATTTCCTTGAAATACTACTGGATTATCATTAAATTTTTTATCAGTATTTCCAATTACAGTAGGTATACCTCCAAAATAAATTGGATTTTCTGGAGAATTATACTCAAATGTTACAAACACTCTAGTTCCTTTCGGTGGAACTAAGAACTGTCCATAATCATTTCCACTCATACTAAAAATACCAGGTTTAGCCCAAGGAAGTCCTGATGTAGTAGTATAATAAGATTCTGAAGGATTAGCGCCATGAATAGAAGGAATCCTCACTCTAACTCTTCCTAATTGTAGGCTATCATTAGTATCTTCTACTATACCCATATAAAACGCATTATAATCTATCTTTTTTCTTACATCTTTAGTTTGATTCATTATGTATTTTTGCATATTGATTGCATGTACATCATTAGCATTTATATCAAACATTTTTACCTCCTATGATTTTGGTGGCCAAAAGTCATCCCACTTATATTTTCCTTTTTTACTAATATCTGGAGTAAATTCTTCTAACCCATCATTCCATTTATATAATTCATAAGAATTTATGATACTGTTTAAAGTTTTATAATAGCTAGTATCAGTAGCATATCCACAATAGCCAATAGCCTTAATCTGCTTAGAATAATTAGTAGCCTTTAAGACATCTTTATAAGTATAATATTCACCCATCTTCTTACTTCCACCAGGTGTACTACTCCAAAAAGTTCTTAAATAATAAGCTACTACACATTCTTCCATACTTCCAAAAGTTTTAGAGCTTTTATACGGACTACTATCGAATGCTGCTATACCGAAGTAATTATTTTTATCTTTACAAATTTTAGAAGTTCCCCAAGCACTTTCACATATAGCTTGAGCTATTAAACTAGAAGGATAAATATGAAATGGTCTCCAATATTTTCTAGCTAAAGCGCCAACGTCTACTATAAACTGTTGATGAGCTTTAGTCATTTTCTTTTTAGTCATAAATTGTTTATAATCATCTATATTAAATGAACTTTGCTGAGTATATACAACATTTGGAGCATTATAATGTGTTTCTTTTCCTGCTATAGAAGTGGTAGTAGTTCCAGCATAAGGGTCTACTCCATAAGCATAAGTTCCAGCTTTTACTTTTTTAGCTTTAAAATCACTATTAAAGGTTTGTTTTGTTCTATCTGTATTTTTTAAAAGCTTTAAAGTTGTAGTATATCCATCAGCATTTATGTTATCGTCAGCTGACAATATAAAATAATTTCCTGAAGAATAATGTTTCTTCCCATCTGGAGTCATTACTGTAACACTTATATAATTTCCAGGAATATATGTATTATTGTATTCTCCCCAAATAGTTAAAGAAGCTGAAATTGTAAAATTACTTATAGTATCAAAAGCACTTCCCCACTTAGTATCTAAAATATCTTTAGTAGCACTAGATACTACAGAAGCAGAAACTACTTTTTTGGTCTCCCAATTTGAAGAACTACTTTTATTGTCTTCGTTCATTCTTTCTTCTGAATTATAATATCCTTCTGCAAAATATCCTTCAGAAGTAATTATTTCTCCAGTAAGTGAATCTATTGCAGAAATATCTACTAATACTTCTTTAGTATCAGGGTCTATCTCTGCTCCAGCCATTACCATAGCTCCTATTTGATTTACACTAAAAGAAATTACATTACTATCTTGAACATAATATCCAGCTCTAATACTTTTAGCAGTATCTGACTTAGAATAATCTATTGCTTTAAAGCAGTGTTTTCCTTTTTTAAGAAAATAATTGAAACCAGCATTTTTAGCATTTGGTTTTACTGCCATTTTACAAAGAGTATTAGTAATAAAATCCGCAGCAGTACAAGAAGTTTGAGAAATACTACCTCCAAAACTAGAAGCATCTACCCATAAACTTTCATCTACGTTTTTAGGGTCCATTACGAATTTTCCAGTTCCACCAGTTAATCCAGTTTTAACAGTTTTAGTACCTATAGTATTTCTTCTAATATATCCTTTTTTAGTTTCGTTTCCAGATTTATATTCTATATATACACTAGTATTTAAGTCCTCTAATACTTTTATTTTAGTTCCCTTTTTTATAGTATCTACTACTGTACTACTAATAGTAGGCATTAATCTAACATCTGCATCAGTCGAAACCTTATCTTTTAAAACTGTGGTTTCATACATTTTACCTTTTTCTCCATTATATTTTCTAATTATTCTTTTAAAAATATTCGTAGGATTTACTATAGGTCTGAAAAACCAATTTACGCCATCATTTCTTTCTGGAGGAATCCATTCTATTCTTGCACAAACATCATCGTAATAATCTCCTGTTGCACTATCTACATCATCAAAACCTTTAGTATTAGAATTAGAATCTCCTTTGTAATATAATCCATCTATAGAACATTGTGCTCTAACTTCTGGGTCTTGAATATTTTTTGTAACACCATTTGCATCGACTGGAATTTTTACGTCAGTATCTACCCACTGTATAGTTTCATTTTTAAACCAGTAATTTGCAGATTCTTCTCCAGATACTCCAGCAGTACTATAAATTACTCCTTCTATACTTAGTATTGTAGCAGCACCAACAAAACTTAAATTATAATTAGTACAAATTCCTGATAAAGCAATATATTTTCCATTTTTCCATTCTCCTGTAGCACCATATTGTATAGAAATAGGAGTATTTTTAGTTCCATATAAAGCTGACTCTAATTTCCAAGCGGTTTCATCAAATAATTCTAAAGTAAATTTATTAGCAGTGTCTCCTATTACTCTTGATACTTTTAATGAAACTACGTTCTTTTTATTATTTTTAACTGTTACTGTTTTACCGTTCAATGTAATTAATATTTGAACAGCTGACATATTAGCCATTTTAACACCTCTCTTTTCATCAGAATTAAATCTGAGGTCTTTAAATTTTTAGAAATATAATTTTATATTGTTATCCTCTTAATGAAATAGTAGTTGCTCCTGGAATTTCCTGGTTTATTCTAGTGTTAGTAAAAGCAAAATCTATGTTACATCTAATTCGTTCTCCACCATTTATTTGCCACTTTTTCTCACTATAACTTCCAGTTTTAGTTTTATTAATACCTTTAGTTAGTTTGTCTCCTCCTAAAAGTCTGTAATTATCTCCAGAATTATAAACTTCATCTCCCCAAGTAACATTTATGCTAGTAAATACTCCTTGAAATCCTCTTTCTCCAAGTTGCAAATGACAATCTGGAGCAGTAATTACTCCAGAAGCATTATATTCAGGAAAACATAGTGACTGAAGTTTATGTACGTATTCTGTTAAAGATTCAAAAGGGCTAGGTAAATAATCTCTAGTTAAATTTTGTAATGAAAAACTCATGGTTCTTAAACTAGTTCCAGTATACATTAATCTAGGTCTACTACTTCCTATAATATCTTGATTTGCAAAATTAGCTGAATAATTTTCTCCCCATCCTACAGGAGTTTGAGGTAAAACTATATGTTCTCCTGTAACATAATTATCTATCCAACAATCATACCAAGATTGATTTTGCATATTTATAATATCTCCATGATGTACTCCTTTAAGTTCTAAGCCTCTTTCTGATTTAGATAAAGCCTTTTTAGTTTTTGGTTTACTAGTAACTTTAGCTAATCTTAAATAACGATAATCTACATATCCAACTATAGGAGAACTTATTTTAACATAAGAATTTTTAATATCAGTATTAGTAACCATAAGTACTTTAGTTCCATTAGGTAAACTTCCTATAGTATTTCCATTAGTTTTAGGAGATTGTCTTACAATTAGATTTTTTCCTGATGGAGTATAAACAAATCTTTCAATTGTATTATTTCCCATTATATTTTACCTCCTTAATCATAGCTTTCTATTCCTTGTTGCGACATACTAAAAGCATTTAAAATTCTTCTTTGGTCTTCTTGTTCTTTTCTAATAGTTTCTAAATAATCTATAATTTTAGCTGAAACTCCATCAACAGAATTTACTATTCTACCAACTGGATTTCCTATATTTTCATTTCCTCCTCCAAGACCTGGAACAGCACGGTGTCCTGTTGTATTTACTTTTGCTAATCCTGAGCTAACACCACTTGTAAGAGCATTGCCTGAGGTTTCACCAGAAGTTGTCTTTTTAGTAGAACCATATACTCCAGGCTCAGCTGCGGCTCCATTAGCACTTCTAACATAATTAGTATAATACTTAGCATGAGCTGCTTCTCCATAAGCATTACCTACTTGAAAATGTAAATGAGGTCCAGAAGAATTTCCTGTAGAACCAGACCATCCAAGTAAAGTTCCAGCAGAAACTGAATCTCCAGTGTTAACAGCTCTTTTGTTTAAATGAGCATAAATATAAGTTTTACCATTTTCTTTACTTTTAACTTTAACTACTCTACCATAAGAACTATAGTGTGTACCATTACTATCTGCACCATGATATTTCTTTCCATCTTTCCAGTTTACTGGAATATCTTTAGACTCAACAACAGTACCAGCGACAGCGGAACCAACAGGAGTTCCTACTTTACTGAAATATAAATCTATTCCTTGATGTCCAGCATATCCTCCATGATGAGGTCCAACATAATCTCTATCTTTAGGATTTAAACTTCCACCATAACCAAATGCATTTCTATAAGCATCTGCGTCTTCTCTATTAAGTACCATTTCTCCTTTATGTAACATAGCTCTTATTCCATCTCTTGGAACATAATCTAATCCTGACATTAAATATTTATCAAACCATGCTCTATCATTTAATACTTCTTCTTTCTCTAATTTGTGACCTCCAGACGTTTTAGGAGACCATTTCCAGAAAGAATCGTTTGAATTTAATGCATTCCAAATATCATTAGGAGAAAGACCTTCAGCTTTTAAAGTTTCTTTAAGTTCATCTGCTGTAAATCCTGTAGTTTGTGATAACATATTTGCTTTATCCAATAATACATAATACATTAATTCACTCATGTATTGACCATTATTACCATGCCAATATGCATTTTGTCTTTCATTATTTCGTATAATATTCAAGTAATTTTTATTATCGTGTTCTGCTCCACCTATTCTTCCAGCAGTTCTATTCCATAATTCAGCAAATCCAGTACCAAGGTATTTAAAAGTACCTCCTAATGAAGAATCATCCCAATAGTTTTGATTGACTGAATTAGTTCCTTTTAGCTCTTTGTATAAATTATTTGTTTGTGCTAATTTATCTTCTGGATGTTTTAATGCATATTCGTCTCCTTTTTCTGATACAGATTTTTTATCAAAGTAATCACTTAATTTACCTATTCCAGTGGCTATTGCTATAGGAGCTGTTACGGCGGCGGCTGTAGAAAGAGCAGTTACTAAGCTACCTGATGAAGCTAATAAACCGGAAGAAGCTTCAGTACCACCTAATAAAGTTGCTAATCCTTTAGCTCCTTTTCCAGCACCAAAGAATTTAACTAACGACCCTATTCCTTTTCCTATTCCACCAATAATATTAAATACGTTACCTGCTATCGCAGCACCAAAAGCTAATTGTGCCATTCTATCATAATTGAACCAACTATTTCCAAATGTCTTTTCTAACCATACGTTGTTTTTATTTGCAACACGTGTTAAATCAGATATAGCTATATTTTGTTTAACATACTGTTCTACGTCTTTGTCTGATGTTTTCTTACGCTCTTCTAATAAATCATTGATATTTTTACTTATTTCATCTGCATTAGAAGCTCCTAATTCTGATAAATTAGACTCGTCTGCAGAAATTCCTAAAGCATTATTAAGCGCGCCAGCTCTTAATACACCAGAAAATCCTCTAGATTTAGCAGAAGAAACGTTTGTATTTCCTACTATGTATTTATATAGACTTTCATAACTAGCTCCTCTTTTTAACATAGAATCTAGTGAAAAAGCACTTATATTTTTAGTAGCTAAGCTTTGGTAATCTCCATTGTATAAATCTTGAATAGCTTTATCAACCATTCCTACCATAGCTTTAGCAGTATTAGCGTCTATACCTTCTGCTTGTAATGATGCAAAAGTAGCTTGTTTTCCTTCATTATATTTGTTCATATCTATTCCAGAAGCTACTAATATATCATTTACATTTTGACCATCTTTAATAAGTTGACTTAATACATCCTCATTAACTCCAATTCCTTTTCTAGTTAAAGCAACCATCATTTTATTATAATTAGCAATAGACTCATTATTGTTAGTTAATTTCATATATTTATACATTGATGCTTGTGTATCGTAAGATAAGCCCATATATTTATTTGCAATTACATTTTGATTTAAGCTATCTTCCAATGCTTTTTGATTTGTAAGTCCCATAGTAGATGCATTTTGAAAATATTCTTTTAAATCGTCCATATTAAATAAATTTCCAACATTATTATTAAATGTTTGAAATTCATTTATTAGTGAGCTATAAGCTTTATTTCCTTCAGTTAAACTAAAACCTAAGCTTCTATTTATTTTATTTATAGTTTCATATCTTTCATTAGCTTTTTTAGCATATTCATTATTAGCAATATTTTCTAGATTTAACATATTTACTAAGCTAGTTGCAGCTTTAGTAAAGTTTTTAGCACTTTCACTTAAGCCCTCTTTAAAACTTTTCTGAGCCTTATTAAAATTATCTGAAGCTTCATTTATGTCTTCTATATCTGCCTTTATTTCTCTTGATTGGTTTGCTAAAGATTGAAGTCTTCTATCAATAACTCCTTGCATGTTTTTATCTTGGTCATTCATTTTTGCATGCCAATGAGAATAAATATCATCTATGGTTTTTAACCTAGCTCTAGCTGATTTATTAAGACTGTCTTGAATTTCTTTAGCGCTAGCTTCTTGCTTAGAAAACATTTCTTTCTGTTCTCTAGCAATTTTATTCATTGCTTCCATAGAATTTTTAAATCTAGTCTTTTCTGAAGCAGTAAGTTTTTCACTAGTTTCAAGTATCTTTTTAAGTGCTTTTTGTTGAGCTTCTAAATCATCAATAGAAGACTTTAGATAACCATTATCAGAGAACATTTTTTCATTATATTCTCTTCTATAAGAAGCTTGGTTTAAAGCTGAAGCTAAACCAGAGCTTTGGTCTACTGAGCCCGCTCCACTTTTTATATATCCAGTATTATTTTTTCCTCCATTACTTCCAGTATTCGTTGCCATTATTTCACCTCTATTCTAAAATAATTTATTCTTTTCTCTTTCGTTTAATATTTCTCTGTATTCTTTACTATTTTCTATTAATTCATATCTTTGTGAACTACTTAAAGAATCAGAGTAATCTAAAGAAACGCCTAAATCTAGCAGATAAATTTGTTCATCATAGATGTTTTTTAACATCTCATAATTGCGTTGTATTATCTTAACTAAATCTTCAGGCGTTTCACTATAAAATTTACTTGCTAGGATGAAAAAATTCTGGGACTATATACCCAACTACCTCCAAATCTTCACCACAGCTTTCACATTCTCTATATAAATTTCTATTTAATCCAAAATCAAAGCCATTTAACGCATTTTGTATAGTAGATAAATCTCTCATTCTCAATCCATCTACATATTGTATTTTGTTTTCTAATTCTGTATAATCTATGTCTGTATTTTCTTTTGGTTGAATTAATCCTATACTAGTAGCTAATCTTAAAACCATTTCATAAGAATCTGGGTCTTTTAATCTTCCCTGTTTTACTTTTGTTTTTATAATTCTTTCAATATTATTAGCGTCTCCCATAGATAACATATTAATAGTAACTTTATCTCCATTACTTAATTCAACTATAATTCCTTCTGATAATTTTTTAGCTTCTTCATTAGATAAAATTTTAGGTTCCATTTCTGTAATGTCTATAGTTACTAATTGAGTTTTACCACAATGTGGAC